AGCTGTTGTTTCGTAGACTGGTGTCTGGCTAAGGATGTTGCTTGCACCAAAGTTAAAGTTATAAGTTTTGTTAGGACTAGGTGTAGTAATCTGCGGTAGCATGGCTGTAATAACTTTGTATCCAGACAATGGTGATATCTCATCGAGGTCTATAGAGTGACGTTGGATAAACGCAGGTTTATTAGCCTCTGTATCCAGGTCAAAACTCATGGTTCCACTTTCGATGGCATCTAACCCATAAAGCTTGTCTGAGGTAATACCATCGTCTGTACTAGAGCCACCACAGAACAACGTGTGTTGGTCAAAACCTGCTGCCTGGGAGGCGTAGGTTCCACCAAAGGTATCGTACTGGGTGTTAGTGGAGGCATCGTAGGTTGCTGATGAGTTGACGTTAGCCAGGGTACCTGAAGTTACGTTAGGGAGGTCCATGAATGACCAGGTATCGTTTCTGTAGTTATAGGCTGCAGCACGATTACAGTTATCGCTGTTAGTGTACTCTGCCATGTCATCTGCTGTTTTATAGCAAAAGTAGATTTCATCAGTATCTGGGTTGTGCTGTACAAAACACTTGTGGACTAAGTCATTATCTAAGCCATTGAAGATGTAGTTTCTGACACGTCCATCGACTATAGATTTACGGCTGTTACCATCGTGGATGTAGATGTCATTCTCAGCAAATACATAGTGCTTACGCTCGACCTCAACGACACAGTTGTGACTCATGATACCGACATCAGAGAATAGCTTCCTGGTGTTCATAATGAACGTACCACCGACAAAATCCAACATCCACACCTGGTCCTTACTGTAGATAATAAAGTTATTACCTAGAGGCATCCCATCGATGATAGAGGTCTTCATCTCAACCAGGTCAACAAAACCTGCGGACTTTGTAGTATCTGTAGCATCCCAGGAACTTGGAACAGTGTTTGCCAGGGTAAGGTCAGAGAAACGTACTCTGTTTGGGTATTCTGTAGTTCCTTCAGTCATGTTTAAGGCAATCATGAAGTCACCATAGGCACGAAGAGATGCACACTTCCACGTCTGGTTGTTAGGACCATTGAAGTTAGCTAATGGAACAAAGTTAAGGTTGCCTATAGGACTGGTTAGCGGGACTGCATCTGCACGGTTAACGTACACTTGGTTAGCTAGGTGTGTTGCTGTAATAGGCACAGTGGTATTAGAAGATGAGCTGCCAGTTCTTGCAGTAGATAGGCTGCCATTGAAATACTTCTTGATAGTAAAGTTGTCAGACACGAGTAGAACACTGTTGTAACCAGTATCAGTAGACACACCATACATATGGACTGGAGAGAAACCTAAGCTATCCTTAACCTTACGAAATACTGGGGCTCTAACTACGGTGTTCTCATCGAACCTTACGTTCTTAGCCCTGGTGAATACCTGTACTGGGAGATTACTTGCATCCTGGTCAGTGACTACGCCTACGTCACCTAAGTTACGTATGGGTAGTGTCTGTGGCATCTAAGGAATCCTTTTGTGGGGCTATGGGAGGCTAAGGTTATCAAGCAATTGATATGTTTTTTGTAGCCCCTCTGGTTGAACCGAAGGGGTTTGTGGGAGTAGTCCATGACCACCTGCGGGAATTTAGTGAAAACCCTTGAACACCGTTAAAACTTCCTGAAGACCGTGAAAAGGTAAAACCACCTATTTTCAGTGTTTCCCACCCCCCGTTATTTGTATAATTACTACCGAGACCCATTAGTGTCAGGTGCAATGTTTTACTACTTGATTGATTGCCAGTCCATGTACACCTTAAAAGAAATACTTCTTCTATCCCGTTCCCAAGCTCTACGTATTGATTTGATAACGAACCAACAGGAGACCCCATACTATTTGGAGAGGAGAAAGGCAATGTTGAATAATACGCCCACCCTGCCTCATAATGTGTCGTGTTTGAACCAGTATAAATATGTGAATTATACCCAGTAGTCATTACTGCCGAGTAGCCTCTTTCCCACACCTTATTGGAACCTGAGTAAACTTCTTGTACTTCAGTATTACCTACGCTAACGTCAGTAACCTCAGTGTTTCCTACTTTTAAAGTCGGCATAACTTAACCTGTTACAAAGTAAATAGTGTTGGAATCTGGAGACCCTGGCATAGATGTAACGACAGCGATACTCTTACCGTCTACTGCATTTGCATTAGTGGCTGTGGCTGCTGTAGTCGCAGTGACTGCATTCCCTGTACACGCTGCCGCTGATGTAGCTGTAGCTGCATTACCAGTACAAGTTCCTGCTGAAGTCGCAGTGGCTGCGTTACCAGTGCAAGTCCCTGCTGTGGTAGCTGAGTCTGCTGTAGCTGCATGGGTAGAATCTAGCTGTGCCTGGGTTTTCGTTACTGGACCAGTGATGTTCGGGAACGTCTGCTTCAAGACACGTTTAATGTTTCTTATGTGGTCATCAGCCTGGGACAGGGGGTCTGTGGCTGTAGGGTCGGTTGCAACAAGGTCATCAATGTAAGTCGGGGTGGGATTCTCTATGCCCATAGGTATGTACCTTCAAGTGTATATTCTATTGTGTATTCTAATGTTTAAAGTCATATCCTATGACTGCTTTACGGTCAAAGGGGTGCTTGTCTATAACTTCTTTATGATTACGGTGAGGGTATTCTCTGACAAGTGGTGAATCCTTGGGTAGACCAGGAAGTTGACCACTTTGTATCAAGGGGAGGTACTTGGCTCTCACCTGGTCTTCAGTAAGTTTCTTACCAGTGTCTCTATCGTACCCAGGTAGCTCATAAATCATACCGTCTACTTCAACCCCTGTAGAGTAAACAGTGGTCAGTCCTCCGTCTTCATTACGTCTAGCCTTCTTTTGACCAACCGTATCAAAGTGATACTGGTTAGACAGGGCCATGTACTCTTCTAAAGTAGGTATATCAGGTGTAGCCAATACTCCCTGCTGTGTAGGGACAACGGTGGATAGTACAGGAGGTTCTTTGGAAGACATGGGTAGATACTCTATTGATTACTGTTGTGGTTCTGGGGTGGTCTTGTGTTGACAAAGGCCTGACAACAACAACAACAACGAAAGGGTTTAACGGTATTTTTGAATCCATTGGCATTTAGACCCATTGGGGGTCGTTTTCTAGGGCAGGAGTCCCTGGAATCATAGGTCTATCTGCTGTAACCCGCATGAACACTGGGTTTCTTAGGTCAATCGATATAATATCGACTGCTTATTTATTCTTTGGTGTTGGACATTAGACATTTGAATCTGAAAATTGTTAGGACTAGGGTATTTCTCTTTGTTGAAAAAAGGGATGTAAACCACCTAAGACCACCAGGGTAAACCTAAGACCACCAGAGCTAACCAGGGTCCACCTAAGCTCACCTAAGCCATCCTAAGCTCGTCTACTGCCTAACCATTGTCTGTCCATTGCGACTCAACCTGAGAGCCACTACAGCCGTCTAAAGAGCTAATCTTCAGCAGCAACAACAGAACACTGTTGAGGGAGACATGAGTTCTGAGGTTGCTACTGAAGGCTAACTACTGAGGGACGGTAGATACCACTATTGTTCTTGTTCTTCTTGTAGTCTTATTCTTATGTTCTCGGATGTTTTCGAGTCAGGCAGTGTCAGTGTCATTAGCAGCACTGTAATCCAGTGTGTGACGGCTCGTGCCTGTAGGTATCTCTAAAGGGTGGACAAAACTGTTTTATCTTAAGTAATAGCTTATGCCTCCTAGTAGACCCCAGATAGAACCTAGGTTGACTCAGTGGTCACACTAATAGTGGCTATTGTTTTACGATGGGAGTAATGTGCTAGGTGGTGTTGAGATGGACAGTAAGCAATCCTAGGAGACCTCGCTGTCTCCGCTAGTGGATGCTACTGTCCTCTCTTCACCTCCACTGACTTCTTCTCTCGTCCTTGAATAACAAAGTAAGACACCTACCATATAGTAGTAACTTATACTTGTATCTAATACTTTAGTATTACGTAGGGTATTCAATACAGTAATGCATAACTAATATAGCTATAAGTCATGTGTTCTTAGGTCTCCTCACCAGTAAAATATGCACTGTGTCAATCCTGGCATAAACCACTGAATAAGGAACCCAAGAACACCTATGAACTATATGCTCACCTTCACTATCTTTAGTCTACTTTTGATTGCGATTGATAGCTTGCGATTAACCTCGTCAGATACCAATCGGCCTTCTGGAGGTCTTCCAAGGACTTCCCTTTCCTCTCGTACCTCCACAGATACTTGAGGCAGTTACCCTTACAATAACCATTGAATGCTTCAGGGGTCATTGATTCTTCAATAGCCTCTATGCACTCTATCTTACCACTGTAGTGGTCAGGGTGGTTGACCATGTCTACTTCTGTATGGCTGCCACCCTCTTCTTCCTCGGCTACCAGGGCTTCATACTTTGATGTTATTGCAGGGAATTTCTTTCTTAGGTTATCCCAGTCTTGTGGGGTTGCATCGTTAATACTCATACTAATCGACTCCTTAATCTTTCTTGGGAAAGGACATCAGCTTTAGTTTCTAACCTGGGCCAGACTGTATCTCTGTTAGGTTTTCTAGGTACTTTCTCTTTGATTTGTGTTCTGTATATCAAGTCGTCAGTAACTATGTCGTGCTTGTATATCCTGTTCTTTAGAGTGTTGTAGACGATGCCAGTGATGTTTGATATCTCTCTGTAGGTATAGAACTCACCGTCCTCAAACCTAGGGTCATCGCCTTCATATTTGAATTGTCTTGTAGCTGCCATGTATTGCTCCTTAATAACATGGGACTAACTGCCGCAGCTATCACACTGCTGCAGCATTAGCCATTCTTCTTCTGTGATACCAGTCATGATGAACTCACGCTCTGTGGCTGTTAGGTGTGGACATACATCCTGGATAAGCTCACCTGCTTTCCATCGCCTTAGCTGCTCAGTGGTTATGTCGATATCACGTTTATGTAAGGCACCAGTGACCTTTGACTGTCTCTCGATAATCATCGTCCTGGCTCCCACATATTGATAACTTCATTGTCTGCATCCCAGTCGCACCACCTAAGTATTCTGGCGCATCTGCTCTGGACTATTGCATCCTCTCTGGTAAGCCCTGCCTTGATGTAAGCCTGTGCTACAAGCTCCCAACTAGGGTGATTACCTAGGACCTTCTCAGCGGTCTTAGGACCTATCCTGGGGCATCCTGAGTAGCCATCTGTAGCATCACCCATCAGACACTGCATATAGAACCAATGGTCTGCTTCCAGGTCTTTAACCTGTAGCATCTCATCAGCCATAGGTCTGTAGAGTTTTCCTGGGATGGTCTTCATGTCTTTGTCATCACTGACGATGACTGTAGGCTTAGTCTTTGCAGACTGAAGAATACCCATGATGTCATCAGCTTCTAGGGTGTCTTGCCAGTGGCATGGATAGTTCTCCTTTGCCCACTGGACCAGGGCTTTGTAACCGACTGGTTTTCTGGTCTTCTTTCTGTTGCCTTTATAGTCTGGCAGCACAGTCTTTCTGAAGTTACTGCCTTCGGTTAGGCACACCAGTATTTCATCGCTGCCTAAGCGTTCCTGGAACTCTTTTATCCTGGAGGCAAACATTCGTTTTGCAGCAGCCAGGTCAGTTGTCAGGGACCATATGTCATCACCCCAGTCGACCTCTTCTTCACAAGATGAGCAAGCCTGGTACAGGTAGATATCACCATCGATGAGCAGCGTTGTTTTGGTGTCACATAAGTTGTTCAATACGTTCATCTAACCCATCCTTAAAATCTAAGCCTTCTTCAGTAATCATCCACTGGTTACTAAACATCTCGTAGTCGACTTCGGTTGTTATTAGTCCACGACTAGCGCAGACAGCGATGTGCCAGGCAGCTTTCCTGGCTATGTTTGATTTGACTGTGAACGGTTCTCTGGATGCTTTGTCTAGGACAATCCAGAACGCCATGAGCTGCTCTAAATCGTTTTCTAAATCACAGTCATCAGTGGGTGTCGCTCCAAGTTGCTCCAACGGAAAATTCTGCTTCGATTGGGAGTTGGACGTTGAAAGCTCTTCCTGTTTCTTGCGCCATTCTTCTAGTGATATCACCGACATGGTTTGCTACCTCTTCAGTTCTACAAGCAATCTGAACCTCGTCATGAATCCAACCCATGATGTAGGCATCAAGCTTTTGTGTAGTAAGTTCTTTATCCACCAGGGCAACCCATTGCTTACATAGGATTGCACCTGCTGACTGTAGAAGTTGAGACAGACATCGATGCTCTGACCTCACGAACAGCTTTCTGCCGTCCATGCCTTTGAGATATCCACGCTGATATGCTGTGTTCAATTCTTGTTTTAGTTTTTTAAATGCAGGTACGTTCTTATCAAAGTCAGCCTTTAGACGTTTACCGTCTTTTGCTGTACCTCCGACAATCTTGCCTATAAGACCATCCCCACCCCCATAAAGAGTGGCATAGATAAATGTCTTGGCTTCGTCCCTTGTCTTGAGTCCTGCTGCTTTTTGGTTATAGGTATGAATGTCACCTGAGAGTATCTGCTCGGCATACTCACCATCATCCTGTAAGTAATGTGCCAGGCACCTAAGCTCTAGACCAGAAAGGTCAGCACCTACCAGGCACCATCCTTTAGGGGCAGTGAATAGGTCTCTACACTTCTTACCGAAGGCTGCCCTGGTGCTAGGAACTTGGGCGAGATTAGGATACCGATGGCTCGCTCTGCCACTGACAGTGCCACCACTGATGATACTGTGTCGCAGCTTACCGTCCTTACCACATACCTTCATCCATGCCTGGCTACCTTCTGCTAGTTGAGCTATTCGCTTTTGTACCAGGAAGAACTTTGCAAGCTTCTGTGCTTCTGGATATGGCAGCTGTGATAGTACAGTCTCGTCTACCTTAGCTTCTCCACTGGGGGTGAAGGCTTTAGGTTTCCATCCATATTTCTTAACCAGGCAGAAGTGGATATGCTTTCTAGAGTTAGGGTTGAACTCGACTACCTTAACCTTAGTAAACGGCTCTCCTTTAACGTATCCACGAGTCTTGTTGTTTACCTTGGGGATGAACTCTGTACGTATCTCCCAGGGCTCAAACAGCTCGTCAAGCTCCTTCTCAAGCTCAATACGAATAGAGGCCAGTTCTGCATATAACTCACCTGCTGCCTTAACATCGAATGTCCAACCATTGTTACCAATTCGGTTACACACCTCAGCCAACTCATGCTCCAGGTCAATAGAACGGCCAGAAAAATCCTTACTGTCTTTCATAAGCTTTTTGTAGAGCTCATAAGTCACTCTTACATCTTGCTCACAGTAGTCGAGCATATCTTGGTTACACTCTTCCCAACCGCCTTCATAGTCACCCTTCATGGTTCCCATACGAAGACCCCAGGCCTTGAGTGAATGGCTGCCCCACATACGTTTTTGAAAGCCATCTGGCAGCGATACTGAAACAGCATCATCATTCATCAAGTCAGCTGAAACTAACCTGGATAGCACCAGGGTGTCAGTTATAGTGCCTTTAGGATGCCAACCTGGGTAAACCTTTTGTAGTGCAGGGATATCAAAGTTAATGATGTTGTGACCAATGATTTC